ACTGATAAGCTAACACTTAAAGAGAGTAAATATCCCGTGAACCCTATAGCAGTAATTCCTTCAATACATGATGGAGAATGTGCTATAGATATGCGGGAAATAAAAATGGTGAGTGGAGAAAAAACCATTGAATATGGTGTTCATACTAGAGTCTTTGAAGTGACCTTAAAGGGGATGGAAGATCAACCAATTGTTGTTCGAGCGGAAGAACTGGATCGAAGTGAATTAGTATCTAACTGGAAACAATGCTTTCTATTCGAGACTCAGATTAGTTCACACTAAAACCTGATTGAAAAACGATAACCAGTATAAACGGTTTTAAGAATACAAGCGGAGCCTTCACGGTATCCGCTTTTTTTGTACATTTAGGAAAATACAAACACACATTTACGAGACAAGATGGGAAAAAATTCGAGATGTAACGCCGAAATGTTGGCGTATGCTTACTGCACTCAATCTGAAGCATATAACTTTTTAGACTTCCGTAAAGATGCTCTTGGCGTACTGGCTCAAAACATTATGGCAAGTGTAAGTGAAGGATTACCGGTATTGTCCACCTTGGATAATCACCAGCGACATTGGATATCTTTCATGTATCTCGTGGATCAGAACATAAAGAAAGTACTGACTGCTTCTGAGCTTGATTGGGATATAGAACAGCTCCGTTCACTGGATAGAAAGGAGCATAATGTTTATTTGAAGGCGTTAAAACGAGAATTTAAGAAGGACTCTGTTCAATATGACCTAAGATTGCAGATGTTTTTGATGATTCGCACCTGTAAACGCTCAGATTACGATTTGCTGGTTAGTAAATTAGATCCTCTAGCTTACAAGTTTTGGAAACAAGAGATTGCTCCTGAAGAGTATGTGGCTCAGTCGGCATTAATTGATGAACGGGATAACTAATGGATATCCCAATGCCTTTTTTGGAATTATTGAATAACACGATTCGTACAGTGCTGGAACCTAATCACGAGCTGACGGATTTTGTTAAACGTGCTTTCATTGCGCAAGATGCTAAACTCTATAATGAAGATCATCTGCACTTGGAAGAGACAGATATTGCTTTCCTGTTCACTAACATTCAGAATGTAACCAAGTCTCGAAGAGTGATTGCTCAAGTCGAAGAAGGAGAACCAAAAGGCCGTCCATGGGTGAAAGCTAAAAAGGAAGTACAAATTCGTGGATGGTTTGAACGTATTCCTGATTACATCGTGACTATCGATGCTGTTGCTTGGATGGAGATGAGTAATAATCAGAAGTGTGCGGTACTCGAGCATGAACTATATCACATCCAGCAGAAGTTGGATGAATTTCAGTCACCAATGTTCTACAAAGACTCAGGACTTCCAATTCTCACGCTCGTTGGGCATGATGTTGAAGAGTTTATTGGAGTAGTTGAAAGATACGGTGCTTTCTCGCATGAATTAGAACGAATGAAGCAAGCGCTGAACTCTGCACCTGAACTCTCGATAGAAAAGATCAACGGTGTTTGTGGTAACTGCATGAGGAAAGTAGCATAAATCGTTAAAACTCGACAAAAATTCTAAGAACCAATAATTGATGGCAAAGCTTGAGGACAAACATAAAAAGTTTATTATTACTGAGTTAGCTTGCTATCGCCGTCCGAAGCAGATTATCAAATCGGTCGAGGATAAGTTTAATATCAAGGTGACTAACTCTCAGGTAGCTTCTTATGATCCTTCAACTATCGAAGGACAGAAGCTTGGAAAGAAATGGACAGACTATTTCAATGAAGCTCGTGATGTCTTTCGTGCCGAGCAGTTGAAGATTCCAGTATCCAACAAAAACTACCGATTACAGACGATTCAGGACTTACTTGATAAGATGATTGATGCGGGTAATGTCGGCAAGGCTATGGAGCTGTTAGAACAGGCTAAGAATGAAGTAGAAAAGAAAGGGGGTGGGGATAATACTCCAGCTTCGGTCAACTACTTCCAGCAAATGAACAACCTCACCATTAACAGGCTCGATAAGTAATGACCATTAAGCAAATCAGTGCTGAGAACAAGCGCCGGAGGAAGAAACTCTTCTACGGGTATGCACTTGAGGAGCGAATCAATGAGCATACGGGGGAAACCTACGAAATCAATGTCTATCGGGATTATGATCCTGTAAGCGGGAAAGGTTCACCACTGCCAAGAACGGCGGTTCGGCTGTATTCGACTCTCCCTGGTATCGTTCATCTTCCAAATTTGATGATGGAAAGCTCTGAGCTGGCTAGGCAAATCGATGTACTAGGTGGACTCGATAAGGTCGCAGAGTTCCAAAAGCTTCCTCTCGATGTGATGGTTACTAAGTTCATGTACGAAAGGATTCGATATGACTTCGAATTTTGGGCTTATACGTGCGCAAAGATCAAAGACAAGCGAACGGGTAAAGATATTCCTTTCCTGCTACGTCCGGCGCAGTTAAAGCTACTCATGAAACTCGAAGAAATGAGATGGGCGGGAGTACCTATTCGAATTATACTTCTCAAGGCTCGTCAGTGGGGAGGATCTACATTAGTTCAGATATATATGAACTGGGTTCAACTATGGGTGAAAGAAGGGTGGAGTTCAGCCATTGTAGCTGAAGTAGAAGACCAGTCTCGCAACATTCGCAATATGTTCACTCACATTGCGGAGTCTCATCCAAAGGAAGTGCGCCAAATTGAGCTTAAATCCTTCGAAGGTTCTACCAAGAACAGAAAGATAGGCGGTACATCAACGGTTATTGGAGTAGGAACGGCTGAAAAGCCAAACAGTCTACGTTCATTTAACTTCTATATGCTTCACTTATCTGAAGTAGGGTTATGGAAGGATACTCCGTCCAAGTCGGCTGAAGATGTGGTTCAATCTCTGCGTGGTATGGTTAATACGGTCAAGGATACACTCATCTGCATGGAGTCAACGGCTAAAGGAACGGGGAACCTGTTTCACCGAGAATGGGAGTCGGCGGTTACTGGCGAGAGTGGATATGCACCAGTATTCGTTGCATGGTGGGAAATTGAGGAATATTTGTTAGACCTAGATGTTGCTGTAAAAGATTTCGTGGCTTCTTGGAGCGAATATGAGCGTGGTTTATGGGAACAAGGCGCTACTTTGGAAGGAATTAACTGGTATCGCAACAAAAAGCACACTGAGCGCATGGACGATTGGCGCATGATGGAAGAATTTCCGTCCAATGCAGAAGAAGCTTTTCAGTCTTCAGGCCGTAGAGTGTTCGCTCACGAATATGTGGTTAAGACTCGCAAGGGTATCGAGAAACCAATCTACCAAGGAGAACTCATTGCTGATTCTCACAAAGGAGCAGATGCCCTTCAGAATATCAAGTTTGCCAAGTCTAACAAAGGTGGAAGACTCAGATTATGGGCATTACCTAATGATCCTATTCCTGAAGACGGGAAACTCATGAAGGACAGGTATTGTGCCTTCGCTGATATTGGAGGTAGGGCTAGAGGAACGGATTTCTGTTCAATCACGGTACTGGATCGATATTGGATGGCTTTTGGAGGAGCGCCGGAACGGGTTGCTTCATGGCATGGCCATTTGGATCAAGATTTATTCGCTTGGGAATGCGCTAGACTCGCCAAGTGGTATCAAAATGCTTTACTGGCAATAGAGGTAAATTCCCTGAAGAAGAAAGAGACTACCGATGGGGATCATTCATTCACGGTGCTTGATGAGATTGTCAAGGACTATCCAAGGCTGTACTCACGCACACTTCCCGAAAAGGTACGTCAGGGATATCCTGACAAGTGGGGATTCCATACCAACAAACTTACTAAGCCAATGATTATCGATGCTCTCAACGGCGCTCTGCGGGACGAGCTGTACATAGAGCGAGATGAAATGGCGGTGAAAGAGATGGATTACTACGAAATCAAAGAAGATGGTTCTTATGGCGCTAAAGACGGTACGCATGATGATGTGGTAATTACAACGGCGGGTGCTTTTTGGTTGGCTACTTCGCACATGAATACACCGAAACTACTTAAACCAAGAAACCCTGTGGTAACTAGAAACAAGAAGATGTTCAAATCTGAAGCGGTTATCTAGTCTCACTTTCAACTGTTCTCTGTAAAAACTATATTTAGTTGTAGCTCTTCATGAGCTAACTGAGGTTACATAGATTTTGGTTTTAAGAAAGCCTACTTCCGGGACGGAATTTCCTAGAGGTAGGCTTTTTTTATTTAGTGAGGTAGAGCAGAGGTAGCTCGTCAGGCTCATAACCTGAAGGTCGGCGGTTCGAATCCGCCCCTCGCCACAAGTTGATTAATCATACAAACACACATACCCATGTCACTTTTAGCAAAACTAGGATTAGCTGTCCTACCAACTGCGGTGAATGTAGGGAACGAATTACTTAATCCATCTAAACCCACCGATATTGAAAACAAGCTCGGTAAGATGGCGGGAGTGTTCGAGAACGATGCTACTTCACCAATCACCGATAACAGAGTGTTTCAGGAAGGTATAACTCAGCTCAATTCCTTCGATAAGAGAAACCGTGAGCAAGGTGAGAACATAGCTGGCGCTGGAAATGTAACACAAGATGCAAAGCTATCTGTGATGCAAGGTGCAAACGATACTTTTGCCAATGCCTTCAACCAGCTCTTTCGATCTGCACAACGATTCCGTGAGTTTTCCCAAGGAAAGTTCATGAACACTCTTGCTCTTCAGGATAACTTCAAGCAACAGAGATTAGGTCGTAGACAGCAAAACACGGCAAGCATTATTCAACCGCTTACCCAAGCTACCGGCGCTGTTATCGAGAGCGACTTCTTTAAAACCAAAAAGTAGGAGGCTCTGATGTTACAATCTATTTCAGTACAACGAAGAAAGGACGATCCACCTGAAGTTGTTGGATTACCTAACACTTTACTGGACTTTGATCCAAATACCGAGCCACAACAAGAAGAGAATAGCGCTCAACAAGGTGTTCTTGATGCTCTCGAAGCAACCAAAGTGAAAATGAATGAGGTTGCTCCATTCCTGATGAATAAGCCTGAGAAGCCTGTATTGGATGAAGAGCGCATGAAGAAAGCTAAGAATATGACTACTGTAGGGTTTGCAGGACAGTTATTCGAAGCGCTCAGTGCAATTGCTTTAGGTAGAGCGAACTCCGATTACAATCATGTGCCTTCTGGAATCTCGAACTTGGGTATGTCGGGATTAGAGGCATTGTACGGAATGGATGCCGAGCATAGAGATACGCTCAGACGATATGATGATCAAGTATTCCGAATTGACCAACAAAATCAACTCACTGAAGCTCAGATTGGTCAGAATAACAAGAATGTGGATGTGCAGATTGCACAAACTAAGCTTGGATTCGAGAATAATGAGCAAATGCAAGCACTTCAAGGGGAGATAGCGAACCTGAAGGCTGACAAGGATACGACTGAGCGATATATCGAGCCTGGACTAAGACTAATCTCCCAAGGACAAGAAGAAGCGGGTTTGGCTCTTCTCGAGAAAGCGGGAATGGATGTAGAAAGTGCTCGTGAATTACTTGGAGCAAATAAGCAAACTACCAGTGTAGCCTCTCGGATTGCTGAATACTTAGGAAGAGAAAAAGTATCGAAGCATGAAATCAATATGATTGAGCAGTATCACGAATTGATGGCTGATATCACTGAAAATCCAGCAGAAGGCGATTATAACTCCTTCAGTGGGGAAGCAATGAGTGAGAGAGCTAAAAAACTCGAAGCTCTTGGACGTGATTTAGGTGATTTACGTCATGTGCCAATGAACATGCTTCAAGATGCTCCTTTGACTATGCAACCTCCTCCGCAAGCTGGTTCAACGGGTGCTCCAGCTCCAGCACAAAATCAGACCGAAGGTTCTCATGACAATTACATTCGGGCGATCTCTCAGAACATTTTTGACTATAGCGGGTTTCGAAATGTGCCTCCAATCAATCAAGGGGTATCGAATTACCTGTTAGGAATGAAAGAATCAATCATTCGTGAAGGTAATGAGGATATGCAACGTGCGGGATTCCAGCGTATGCAAGATGATTTATTCGCAATGGGCTACTCTCCTGAAGAAGTAGAACAGCTTTTCGATGGAATATTCGGAGTTCCTCAAGCGGATAATCAGGGATCCAGTTCAGAAGAGTCGCTTGCCCAAACTCCTGAAAGCGCCGGAACGACCGAAGCTCCTGACAATTCAGTGGAAGGTACACGCACTACACTGGTGAAAGAGTACAATAATGGCAATATCACCAAAGAACAGTTAAAGAATAGTGTAAGCGAAAATATCTATAACGCTGTTCTTGAAGCTGAAAGCAGGGGCGAGAAGCTTGATCCTTACAATATCCCTGTCGATTGGAATGCTGTAGGCGGTTCTATTATGGATGCTGGTAAGGGCATTTTGAATAAGCTCAGTGAATTAGACAGAGAAAGAGCCAATGAACGAGCTGAACGTGCTCGACAAGCAGTTTCACGAAATGATTTAGCGAACAATAAATGATCAACGATAAGAATACACCTAAGAAGGATTTATTCTCCAAGTATTTTGGCAATAAATCTACTAGCTCCCCTGAGAATCGTCCAGCAGTCGGCGATATCCTGAAAGAAGTAACTTCTAAAGGCTCTCAAAATCCTGATGATACATTCGGTCAGAACTTTAGAGAAGGACTTGAGCAAGGTACTAAGAGTTTATTAGGTGGATTTGCATACGCTTCGGGTGAAGTGGCTGATCGTCTAGGTTTTGATAAAGCGGGTGAGACAACTAAAGAAGTTGCGAAAGATTACATTAAGTCAGCTCCGCTTGCTGACGATAGTGCTGGTCAGTTTTTTGGATCACTTATTCCTTCGGTAGTTCCTTCGGCGGTTGCTATTGGATTGGCACCATATACGGGCGGTGCTTCACTGGCTTATGGTTCCATGGCTGGCTTGGCTACGTCTAGTGCTGGTAATGGAATGATGGAATATGAGTCCTACAAGCAGGGTATTGGAGAAGAAGTAAATGCCAATGCCAAGTTTGCTGTAGGTGTGGCCTATGGGGTTGCTGAAGCTCTCGCAGAACGATTCTCATTAAATAAACTGATGCCTGAATTGGGCGGTAAGTTTATGATGAAAGGTAATGTTCGCATGGCCGAGGAAGCGGGAGAAGACCTACTCCGGCGCTATGCACGTTACAATCCAGCAGGATACCAAGAACTGATGCGCAAAGTCGGTACGGGTATGTATGCCGAAGGTGGAGAAGAGGTGATTACTGAAGTCGCTCAATCGATCACTCAAATGCTATATCAAGAGCAGGATGATCGTATTGAAACCTTCAAGGAAATACCTCAGAACATGATGAAAGCCTTTGCGGGTGGTTCTATCATGGGTGCTGGATTAGGGCCATTGTCTTTCGGCTCTCAGAATGTGGCTAATGTCAGACGTAGAAAAGCCAATGGTTCTGTAATTCTCGTCCAAGCGGAAGGAAATGTGTATGAAGTGATTGGAGCTTCAGGAGAAGGACAATTCCAAGCACTTGATAAAAACGGTGAGATGGTCGAGCTGGCTGAAGAACAGATTACTCAACGAGTAGATCTAACTCCTGACCAGTTTGATAAACTTCTTCAGGACAAGCTAGACTCTCAAGAAGTAGAGATTCGTAATCGTGCTCCTCAAACAATGGCCAACTATGGAAGTCAACAAGTTATTGTAAACGGCCAAGGAGAAGTTAAAGGCAAAGTGTATATCACACTTCCTAATGGTGAGCATAAGAGTGTATTTGAATCCGAGCTGGAAAACATTGAAGAGATATCCCCTGAGACTCAGCTCTTAGCTGAAGGTGTTGAACTTCAGCCTTCTACGGGTGAAATCGTAGAAGCTATTCGGGATGCCCAAGGACTTCAGCAGGATGAGACGGGCGATTTTGTCTATCCTGACGAGCAAACAGAAGCTTCAGAGCAAGCGCCGGTAATCGATGAAAATGCCAAAGAAGTGTTCGTTGGTACTGGAAACAACCGAAAAAGCGTACAACTCACTGAGAACGAGGCTGGTATTCAGTCTGTAACGGGCGTAACCCGATTGATTAAGGGTGAGCCTCAACGTGTTTCACTCGATGATTTGACTGAAACAGAGATTTCAGCTCTGACTAATGAACTCAATAAAGCCTTCGAAGAGCGTGGTATTCGTGCTGTACGTGAAGCTCAAGATGGGGAAGATGCTCTTTCTAAATCAACCATTCGACTATATGAGGAGACAGAAGAACAAAAGGCTCAACGAGCACTGGATGGGTACGAAGTACAGGCAAATGGAGCTAAAGTTAAGGTTGTCAACCTTGGCACTGGTCAGGCGATTGGATCGCAAAGCAAATACTACTTTCCAAAGGTAGCTCAGTATTTCGAGGATAATGCGAAAGCATACTCTGATATGGAGCGTGTATCCGACAATGAACAAGTCGGAGAGTCTTTCCTTCATCGTGAAGTGGCTCGTGCTTCTGAAAATCCTGTTGAGATTGCAGAGTTCTACCTGATGGAGCTTGCCAAGAATGAAGAAGAGCGATCGGTTAGTAATAAAGAGATTGCGATTGCTCAAGACTTATCGGCGGGTAAGATTCCAACAAACGATCTTCAAGGACGAAATTTAGAGTCAGGTACGCTAGGAATTACACTTGCCAACTATGCCAGTGCGCAAGGTAAGACTGATATCGCTCAAAGAGCTGAATACCTGTCCGACCAAATAGGGCAAGAAGTAACTGTAGATGATATTCTCGACTTCATCAAAGAAAACCCTGGTGGACCAAGTAAAGTTCTTAATAAAAAATCTCAATCCGTTGAGAGCCTAGAAAGCAGATTCGAGGAAGTAACAGGTGTTCAAATCTCCAAAGGATTAGCCGAACGTATTGCTGACGGAGCTATCAAGCACCTCAAAGAGCAAAGAGCCGAGTCTGAGACTGATAGCGTCTCTAACGATGAATTTGACTGGACAGATGATCCTAATGATCCTGTGTTGGCGGGATTAAACCAAGAAACTACACCAAGTAGTACCCTTCGTGCTGATGATGACCTCAGTAACGTTGACTCCAAGGAAGAAGCAAGAACGGAGGAGAATCCTGTCTCCTCCGATTCTTCCCGTAAAACCTATGAGACTGATGATGCTATCTACGGTATTTATGAAGTAGGTGAGGAAATCACTCTTGAAAACGGGGAAACTTGGATTGTAACTACAAGCAATGATGTGGATCACCTTCCAAATGACCATTTAAAAGGCAATAATGTTTATGGGCTTCGTGCCTATGAAAAAGGTGAAAATGAGAATAGCGATGCCTTCATACTAGTTCGCAACATTGTTGGTGGTTTCACTGACAAAACTGAACAAAAGCCAAAGTCTCAGCGAGAGCAAGTTGAAGACCTACTTTCTGATGGCAAAGAGCGACATATCAAAGAAGTTGCTGAAGCGCTGGATATCCTAGAGCCAAATGTACGCCGTATTCTTGGTCAGGGTGCCAAGAAAGGGAAATTCGAGCGTGTAGATAAAGGGGTTTATACCCTTACTACTGAAGATGGTAAGACTCATGCCTATATCGAGGCGGGAGAAGCGCAAGAGGTTCTTCCAAGAATGGTGGAAGAAGGTCGCAAGTTCGATATGATATTTTTAGATCCTGCGTATTTCTCCAAGGCTTTCATCGGGGGGAATAGAAAACCGATTACTTATGACTTCATCGGATTCGATCAGTTTAGGACTGTAGTTGAAGCGGTATCTCAGCTCGTGGCTTCAGAGGACTCTCATGTGTACTTAATGCTTTCCGGCGCCCCTACGGCGAAAAATGACATGGAATTGTATGCACAATCATTCCCGATGTTTGGATTCCAAGTAGTAGGAGAAGGAAGCTACACGAAAACCTACAAAGACGGTAAACCTGTAATTTCTCCGAATGGAAAAGAGGCATATCCTGAAAGAGTTCTTTTATGGACAAAATCAGGGAATGCCCGTGAAGGTGAGATTCCAACAGAACTGAACTTTAGAGGTATTCGACCTAGAGGTTATGCGACTGAGAAAGCGCCGGAGTTCATTAAAGCATTGATTCAGCAATCCACCTTCGAAGGAGATTTTGTACTGGATCCATTTGCAGGAAGTGGAGTAACTGGTGATGAGGCTATTAGAGCCAATCGAGATGTTACACTGGTTGAGAAAGACGAAAAAGTTGTGACAGATACCATTATTCCTAGAATAAGTGGTGATAAGGCTGATAATTCTACCAAGAAAAAGAAGTCAAGAAAGGATGTTGCGCTTGAGTTAATCGGGGCAAATCAAGGCGATAAAGTCACTTTCTCAGATGATATTCAGTACATAAAATCTAATACGGAATATGAAATTGAATCTGTATCAAGCAAAGGGGAGGTTTCCTTTAGAAATAAGTCAGGTTCAGGTAGTTCGTTATCTCTACCCATACTTAGTGGGTATCTCAAAAAAGGGTCAACTATTGATAAGGTTGATACTAAGAAAGAGGTTCTTGATGATTCTGGTGAATCGAATAAAGTATTCACAAAAGATGCTACAGAAGATGCACTAGCTAAATTACGTGCAAAATTGGGTTCAGATAACGATATTGTTGAAGAGCCTAAACGTGGATACCTCGCTGATGAAGCAAAAGAAACATTTACCGTTGAAGGAACAGGAGAGCAAATCGGCTTCGTCTCAGAAGCAAGAAAAGAACGTCAGCTTGGAATATTTGATTCAGAAGGGGATTCTGATCGAGGACGAGACCAAGTATCAGGTGAAACCGTCTTCGGAGAAAGGTTAGAGCCTAGATACTGGAAAAACGTAACTACTTTTACTCCTACCAATCTATTTGAGCTTACTACAGGTAAAGCATCTATTGAAAATCCGTATGATGTAGCTCACTTGATGAGAGCTTTAGAAGATGAGGCTGTTGAGCATTTCTTTGCACTATATGAGGATGCAGACGGTGTTATTACTCCTCACCATGTTTCTACAGGTGGTTCCAGTGCAACTATTGTAGAGCCATCAACCATTGTAGCGGGAGCTGAGAACTTCAAGGCTAAGAAATTATACTTGGTTCATAATCATCCTTCAGGCAACATGAAGGCGAGTAGTGCAGATATAGCACTCACTAGAAGAATTAAAGAGACTCTTCCTGATGTTGAGATTGTGCATATCATCATGGATACCTATAAAGGAGAGTTTATCAAGTTTTGGGATGATTACTCTGGCGGGTATATGGGTTCTGATATTCCAATTAAGAATAGATCTGATGTAAAGCTTGCGGAAGAATATCATAATGATGATGTAAAATTTGAAGTATTCCACTTCGGTAAAAGAGCCTACAATCAAGATGTGATTGCAAATGATATCTATGAAGGAAAGCAAGTTATCTCTCCTGAGACAGCTTCGGAGTTCTTTCATTCCCTGCGGTATTCCGTTGGTGATAAGATGGAAGTATTGTTACTGGATAATGCTAAGAAACCAGTGGCAATATATGTGGTTCCTGATTTCGAGACGTGGACTGGTGTATTCAATTTCACTAAGCGAGTAGCTGTACTTCACGGTGCAAACTCGGTGATCTATGGTGGAAGGCAAGAAGGTGAGTATGTAGACTTCAGAAAGCTTTCCGAGAAAATGAAATCGATGGGTATTTCTGTCAATGATGTGATATTTGTTGATACCAGCAATAAGAACTATGATAATTTCATTTCATTAAGAGCTGATGGAGTTATTAGAGAGCCTGAGACGGAGTATTCTCAAGTAAATGAACCAGCTCCGATTGATCCTGAATTACTTCAACTTGGTATTCAGGTGGGTGGGTACTTCATCGAAAGTGGTACTTCAGACTTCCAAGGCTGGTCGCAGAAGATGATTGAAGCATCCGGCGCTAATATTGAGCCTTATTTGAACAGTATTTACAATGCTCTTCGGTATTACCCTGGAATCGATAATAGTGGCTTTACTGCTCAAGCGGATATTGATAATCCGCAAGAAATGATTAGCGATGAAATAAACAATCAGCCTTTAGATACCCAAGAAAGCACAATTGAAGCTGAATCTGAGGAATCGGGAGTTTCAAATGAAATAAACAAGGGCAATTCGGGCGAAAGTCAGGACAATTTTGCCCTATCTGATGAAACAACGGAAGATGTATCAGAAAATGTGAACCAAACTGAGTCTGTTCAAAGCAATTTGTTTGATGAAGTTCCTGAAGCTCCTCAATCTTCTTCGCCTAATTATCGATCATTGATTGATAAGGGGATTCATAGAAGCTCAAAGAAGAATTTCACTGATATTTCTAAGCTGTTCGACCTAAAGAATCTACCTAATGCGTATTACCGCAAGTTTGAAGGTGGAGAAGGTGTGGATAATCTTTCTATAGAGAAGCAGTGGATGTGGGCTGATTTGAGTAAGGAAGAAATTGTAGATCCTGATGCGTTCATCCTGATTATGGAACAATGGTATCTCCAGGAAGGGGATATCATGAGTGATCCAAGAATCGATTTTGCCATATTCCCGAATCTTGAGCTGGCAATACCAGTAACCTACACTAATTCAGGACTAGGTATCTATCAAGAAGCGATTCAAAAAGGTGCGTTCAATAAAGAAATGATACTGGATATCTCTGCCTTTGTTGAGACGTGGGTGGCTAATATTGATGCTTTTGAACTGGTTACTGATGATGGCCCTATTCAAGAAACTGAAGAGGACTTAATTACACTTCCTGAAAATGAGCAGAAGTTTGTCGGTGCAATCATGGATGCTATTCGAAGTGATAATGCACTTAATAAGACTCAGCTCGAAAGTTTGGCTAAATCCTACGAAGTGGAAGGGAATACCAAGCGCATCAAGGAACTAGCCGAGTATGCTACACTGGTTGTAAGCGCTCAGACCGTTGAACAGTTCGATGGGGATATTCCTCAGACCTATAAAGAGTTGGTAGATGTGTATAACTATCAACCTTCCATGACAGCTAGGACAGCTCAAAGCATCAAGAATCAGCAGTATTCTACGCCTATTCCAATTGCCTATGCAATGGGCGTGTACACTAATCTACATGACGGGGTTGCTGGATTAGAGCCAAGCGCCGGAAATGGATTCCTGACAGTTGCTACCGGTACTCAGCCTGATAATGTGATAGTCAATGAAATTGATGCTGACAGGCTTCAAATGCTTCGCCAGCAACGATTCTTTGATGTTACCGATCAAGATGGAACTCTAGCCTTTGAAGGCTTAGAGAATACTCAGCAAGCAATTGTTACAAATCCTCCTTTTGGTCGCACAAAAGCGAACTACATTTCTGAGGTAAACGGTGAGTCAGTTACACTTACGAAGCTCGATCATATCATGACAGCTCGTGCTTTAGATGCCATGAGAGATGATGGAAAAGGAGCAATTCTAGTAGGTGGATTAGACCAATGGAAGAATGGTCAAAGAAAGATTGGACAGGACTCAATCTTCTTTAATTGGCTCTATAACCACTATAATGTGGAAGATGTTATCAATGTGTCGGGTAAGCTCTACCGAAAGCAAGGGGCAAGCTTCCCGATCCGTGTGATATTGGTAAATGGTCGCAAGGAAACTCCGCAAGGACTTGCGCCGTTACAAGAAGCAGTCAATGGCGATATCGTTGACTCTTTCGAAGGATTTTACGAACGTATAAACAAGTATTTAACACCAGCAAATCATGAAGCCTTATTACAATCCGAGCTGGTATCAAGAAGCGGTTCATCTGATTCTGTTTCTGGTGAAAGCTCCAACGAAATCGATCAAGAAGGTGGAGGACTTGGAACCGTACTTGGAGGAGGAACTTCAAACGGTGATCAAGGAGGAACCCGAAGCGAAGGAGCTGATAGCACAGATGGTTCCCGAACTGGAGACTCTAGTACCAGGGACGGACAATCAGGAATTAGCACAACTGCTACTGAACAGCAATCCGATACAAACACACTTAGCGGACTTCAGGGAGATAGCCAGCAAGAACAAGACCAACTATCAACCGAAGATGCCGACCGAAATCAATCGAATTTACCGTCAGAGAAATCTACGATTGATGCTCGAATCTCTTTAGAGCAAATTGTAAACAATGAAGGCGGGAATATCCTCTATTCTCCGCTTTCTGATGGAACTCCTATTACAACTGAAATGCCAGCAACTATGGCAATGAGTATGGTTGGTTCATTGAACCGACTAGCTGATTCTGTAGGTAATGTGGATAGCTTTGTTATCAAGAATGTAGGGTTCAAAGATGTTGATGATTTGTACAATTCCTTGGCTGGTGAGCAAATCGATGCCGTTGCCTTGGCAATTCAACAGGTTCAGCGTGGTAAATCTCTGATTGTAGGAGATCAAACAGGTATTGGTAAAGGTCGAGTTGCGGCGACCATGATTCGTTACGCTAAAAAACAAGGATTGATACCAGTATTCATCACCGAAAAGAATAACCTTCTCACGGATATGCACCGAGATTTGGTGGATATCGGAGTGAATTTCAAACCATTCATTGTAAATGGTGATACAAAGATTCTTGATAAGCAAGGAAAAACGGTTCATAAAACTCTACCAGCTAAAAAGCATAAAGATTTACTGAAGAGTGAAGAACCAATTGGTGCACTAAAAAGCTACGACTATGTAGCAATGACATATTCTCAGATATCTTCTTCTCGCTATGAGGATAAGAGAAACTTTGTGAAACGAATAGCTCACAGAGCGCTTATCATCATGGATGAGGCTCATAATGCTTCCGGCGCTTCCAATACTGGTGCTTTCGTGATTGAGCAATTGGATAAAGCTCAAGGTGCAGTGTACTTGTCGGCTACCTTTGCCAAGCGACCGAATAATATGCCAGTGTATGCCGTAAAAACTGATATCTCAGATGTCTCGATGAATATGGATGAGCTGATTGAGGCTATCGAGCGTGGAGGAGTAGCACTTCAGGAAATACTTTCTTCTGATTTGGTAGACTCTGGACAGATGGTGCGCCGTCAACGATCGTTCAAGGGCGTAAAGCGTGATTTTGAAGTAATTGGCACTGATGATAATGGTAGCCTAAATCCTGAAGGTGTGGCTCAACATGCGCTCTATGATGAAGTAAGTGATGTACTACGTGATATCATCGATTTTCAGAAGCTTCATGTATGGCCTGTTCTCGAAGCTCGTGAAAAAGAGCTGAAAGATGAAGGAAAGCAGTTCAATGGAAACCAAGGGGTGAAAATGGCTGGTGTGGATAATCAACCATTCGTTTCACGGATTCACAATGTAGTCGACCAAATGTTATTCAGTGTGAAAGCTGATGCCGTTGCTGACAGAGCGATCGAGGAAATCAAGAATAATCGTAAGCCTATTATCGCTGTACGTGGTACAATGGAATCCATTGTCAATGATTTATTCGATGTTGGAGAAGAAGTAGATCTACATTTCGGTGTAGTTCTTGAAAGAGCACTTCGTTCGGTTATGAAATATGTGGAACGTAGCGGTATCACTGGTGGAAAATCCTACAAGATTCTTGATGTAAATGAATTGTTTGCAGATGGTCAGGAAGCATTCGATGAGATTGTAACAAAAGCCAATAGCATCACTAAAGAGCTTATCGCTTCACCATTGGACTACATTGTTAATAAGATTGAGAAAGGCGGTTATAACATTGGTGAAGTAACTGGTAGAAACAAGAAAATCGATCTGACGGGCGAGAATAAAGGAGTAGTTAAAATTCGTGCCAAAAAAGAGCGTGATAAGAATACCTTATTCAACGGATTCAATGAAGGAGAGATTGATGCTCTTATTATCAACTCTTCCGGCGCTACTGGTGCTTCAGCTCACTCTTCAGAACATTTCGGTGATCAACGTCAACGTGTGATGATTATTCACCAGCCTGAACTAAATATCAATACAGAGGTTCAGAAATGGGGTAGAATCTTCCGTACAGGACAAGTAAACCTTCCTGAATACCAATATATCACTTCTTCGATTCCTGCGGAAACTCGACTAATGATGATCCTGAAAAAGAAGATTAAGTCACTGGATGCCAATACTACTTCTTCTCAGAAAACATCATCAGGATTCTTGGAGATGGAAGATTTCATCAATAAGTACGGGGATAAGATTGTCTATGAGTATTTGCAAGAGAATGAAGACTTGAACGAGGCAATGCAACGACCTATGAGGAGAGACGATGATTCTCCTGCCGAAAATCTTGCAATGAAGACTACCGGCAGAATGGCGTTCATGCCTTCGGAGATTCAAGAAGAGTTTTATCAGGAGATATCAGAGCGATATGCTTCCCTGATTGAAATGCTCAATGAGTACGGAGAAAATGATTTAGTGATTGATTCCTTCGATTTACAGACTGAGCAGATTGAAAAGAAACTACTGGTTCAAGGTCGTGATTCGGGTTCTGCTTTTGGCGGTAATACCTACATGGAGAAAGTGAAGGCTAAAGTTCTTCGTAAACCAATGAAGATTGAAGAGATTAACAGTTTGGTTGAAAAAGAACTAGACGGTCGATCTGAAGAACAATACACTTCTGAGTGGATTAAGAAGGCTGAATCTAGCATCGATGAGAAGGCTGAAGACAGAATTGCTCGTGCTAGGCTTGCAAAAAGCTTTGACCAAGCGAAACTGAACAAAATCAATGAAGATGTAGATCGTATTCGTGATTATGTGGTAAACAAACTGTTCAGACCGTTCGAAGTTGGACAGGTGTATATGATTCCAATTGATTCCCAAGGCGCTTCTAAAGAAGTAAAGCAAGCTATTTTCCTTGGACATCATGTGAATATGAAAGCGAAAAACCCTTTCGCTCCAAGTAATGTGAAGCTCAAGTTCGCTACCAATGATTCAATGCGGACAATTACCATACCTGGTAGTTCTATTCAGTTTGTGAGAGCTACACTTTCTGAAAGCATGATTGGTCCATACGCAAAAAGAAATATTCGTGAAGGTTGGAACCACAACCAAAGCTCTGCCAACTTCGAGACTCGATACATTGCTACTGGTAATATTCTGCAAGCAGTGAATAAGCTTGGCTCCAAAGGTCGATTGATTTCTTATACGACCAATGACGGAAAATTGAACAATGGCGTGATACTTCCTTCGGGTATCCGAGATGAAGAATTAAACAAAATCACGAAAGTTCGAGTGAAAGCTTCCAAGCTCACCGATAAAGTGAAAGAGATGGAAGGATATTGGGATAAAGTTTCACTAAGCGGTGGTGTTGGTTTCTCCAAAGACTACGATGGAAACTATCTGCTGGAAGTTCCTTCTTCCAAGGCTCGTGGAGGTAAATACTTCCTAGATGAAAAGCTTGCAACCTACATTCAGGGTGATTTCGAGAAAAGAGGAAAGACAATGCGTGGCGTGGTTGAACGCTATGATATTGGAGCTGTACTCGATTACTTAGAAAGAGCACATAACATCTTTGGGGAAGTTGATCCTGATGATCCAATTGCAGAGACGAGAAAGCCAAATCTACGTCTAAAGATACTTGATGATGTTGCGCCAGTTATAAGCAAGCAAACGGAAGATATTGCTCAAATGGCTGAAGAGCTTGTTCAGGATTGGAGAGTAAAGAAGCATATTCATATTGCCCGATCTGAGGAAGAGTTACCATGGGTTATTCAGCAGTACATAAAAGAAGATCCTAAGAAGATTGGTGGATTGTATCTCGATGGTGAGGTATTCATTCTTGCGCAAAACATTAAGAGTCGTGAAGAACTGGAAAAAACCTTACTCCATGAAGTAGTTGGTCACATGGGATTCAGAGGACTTCTACAGTCTAATTCTGCCAATCGTGATGCGTATGAGAAGGATTACAATGAACTGACATTAGGTATCTATGAGTCGTTCAAGAATGATGCAGAATACAAGCGTATTGCTAAGAAGTACGATCTTGATATGCGAAAGCATGACGATAGAATGATAGCCAGTGAGGAGTTTATCGCACACATGGCTGAAAACGATCTTCATAAGACATTTCTTGACAGAGCGATTCAATGGGTTCAGGACTTCCTTGCCGATCATTTAGGAATACAGACTAAGCTTTCTCGTGCTGATTTAATTGATTTACTCTCTGATATGCGCCGATTCGTGGATTCCGAAGTATCCTTGTATGCCGATGGAACTATCATGCGACAAGCATTTAGAATTGCGGATGAGAAAAACTTTGCTGAATGGTTTAGTGATTCCAAAGTAGTTGATACTGAAGGCAATCCATTAGTGGTTTATCACGGAAGCACGAATAAGGATTTAACTTCCTTTAAGAAAGGTAAGCGTGGTAATCTAGGTTCAGGTATCTACTTTACAAATAATGAAAGCTACGCTCAAGATTATGCTGATAGAATGGGAGCTGGAAACGGCAGGGTGTATGGTTCCTGCCTCAGAATAAAGAATCCATTCAGAGTATATGGCTCTGATGGAGCTGAAGCGGTTTTAACTAAGCTTTATTCAAAAAGGATTTACAAAAACCGAGCTAGAAAGCAGTCTAATCCTAATTATCTGATAACTAGCAAGGATATTCAGAAGATTAAGAGCCAAGGATATGACGGTATTATTTGGTCAGTGAATGAACAATCTAATTCTTATACCGAGTATTCAGTATTTGAGCCAAATCAAATCAAATCTTCTACGGAGAATAACGGACAATACAATCCTAATGATCCTGATATTCGCTTCAAGATTCTTTCCAAAGAACCTTTAGAAGAGGTATTTCATCAATATCAGAATAAAAAGATAGACTGGTTAATCCGGCGCTATCAAAACAAGTTCATTGATGGACAGCGCATCCAAGAAGGTGTTGTAAAAGATGGTGGACGAATAGACGATAAATCTAACTTCATTCAGGATGAGTTAAATCATCATGGTAGAATCGAGTCTCAGAAAAAGAATATCGAGCAAAACTACCTAAATCCATTGCTTCGACAAATGAGAACACTCAATAAAGAAAAGGGTGTTTCCTACGAAGATTTACGCCAGTATTTGTATGCGAACCATGCGACTGAGCGAAATGAATATTTGTTTAAAAAGAATCCTAGAGGCGGTGATGCTCAATCAGGTATGAGTGATACTGAAGCTCGTCAGGTAATGCGAGAACTCGACCAACGTGGAATCCTGGAGGATATACAGGATGTGGCAGGATATGTGTACGGAATCACTGAGAATACACTTCGTGCTCAAATGGTTGGCGGGTTAATCTCGAAGAAAGAGTTTGGTGCTCGTAGAAAGCGATTTGAGAACTATGTGCCTCTTCGTGGATTTAAAGAGCTGATGGATATAGATCCAACGATGTATGCGGGTAATCAGAAGATGGAGGGTCGTGAAAGTAAAGCTGGTGATATCTTAGCCTATGTAATGGCTATGAATGATACTGCTATTATTCACGGGGAAAAGAACCGTGTGAAGCAAACTCTATTGGAATTTGTGAAGGAAAACTACAATCGAGCTGATTTATTCCGTATTCGCAATGTTTACTGGAAAAGAACGGGTGAGATTGATGAAGAAACAGGCAAAGAGAAGTGGTTAGCTTCCTATGATCAGCCGACTGCAGACCAACTTTTATCAGGTGATGTGAAGCGTTCTCTTGATCCTGAGAATGAGCAAATGTTATGGGAAGAAGCTACCAACGTTTATGAAGAAAAGAATATTCGTTTAATGGTAGATGGTCGACCAGTGGTAATTGAAGTAACGAAACCTCATTTGGCACGAGCATTCAAAGAGATGGATGTGGAAGGTATTCCGCAAGATTTAGCAACAATGTCTCTTGCTGTTCGATGGCTTCGAAATGTAGTTACTCAATATTCTCCTGAATTTGGACTTCGTAACCTTATTCGGGATAGCTGGACAGGGTTAATCAACATTTCCATTGATAATAGTGTGGCTGATGCCTCTAAAGTTATCAATCCAGTGGCGTATGCGGGAGCTTTCAAAGCACTGAGAAGTTACTACCGAAAAGGTAAGTTCGATGATTCAGAGTGGGGTAAGGCAATGAAAGCCTACATGAAGCATGGTGCTATCACTGGTTATTGGCAGTTAAATGAAGTGAAAGAGCGTACTCAAAACCTGAAGAAAGCAGTTGAGGATCATTCCTTCAAAAACAACATGGCAAATGGACTCAAAAAGCTTGGTTCCTTTGTGGATGATTACAACCGAATCTTGGAGAACATTGCTCGTGTGAGTGTATTCAAGCATTTATACTACAATAAAGTAATTAATCCAGATACCAATAAGCCTTACACAGCAAAGCAATCTGCTAATTATGCTCGTAATCTAACAGTGAACTTCAATCAGAAAGGAAACCGAAGCGGATTCATGGGTTCATTGTTCCTGTTCTTCAATGCAACGGTTCAAGGTGTGGCTCGTCAAGCTCGTCCTTTCTTCTCCAAGCATCGAGGAATACAGACACGGGCAATGGCTACTCCTGTTATTCTAGGGGCTACTTCTTTCTTGTGGAATGAATTGCTAAGAACGGCGCTAGGATTGGATGATGATGAAGAATGGAGATATGACAAGATATCTGACTGGACTCGTCACCATAACATTATTATTCCAAATCTGTTCAGTGATGATCCTGATGATTTTATCAAGATTCCGCTTCCTTATGGATACAATACTTATTGGGCGGTGGGAGATATCACTAACAGAATTGCCAATGATAGCTTGGAACTGAGTGAAGGTGCTCTTGAAATGGCGGTTGTTACCGTTGATGCCTACAATCCAATAGGAACTGCATCGGGTGATAGTTTCGGTGAGGCTACTTATAAAACATTCTTGCCGACTTTGCTTAAACCTGGATTCGAATTAGTTACCAATACAGACTTTGCGGGTAATCAAATTAAGCCTGAACCATTCCCAAATGCGGTTCAACCTCCTCAGAGCCAGCAATTCTATCCGTACGCTTCCTCATTGTCGAAGAAAATTGCGGAAAGCTTGAATGAAGTTACCGGTGGAGACGAATTTACCGAAGGCATTATTGATGTCTCTCCTGAGTACATTGATTATGTATTCAACTTTGTGGGTGGTGGGCCAGCCAAATTCATTGGCGGTCTTGCTTCAACAGCAGAGAATATTTCTGACCATGTACGAGGTATTGAAGATGCGGAGCTGTACGATATCTACGATGTTCCGTTTGCTCGATCGATGTACGGAAAAGTGAGTAAAACCGTTATTCGAGAGAATTTCATCGAGAATCAGAAGGAAATTGAAGGGCTGTTTGCTGACTATAGATCTTACTACGAAAGTGGTCAGGTGGCGAAAGGTGAACAGTTTGCCCTAGAAAATGAAGAACTTCTAGGATTATACAATGATTTACGAGCTGTGAAGAGCCAGTTACGCCAATTGAATGGGTATCGAGGACAGCTAATGGATCAACAAGATTCAACTGATAATCGTGAAGTTCGAGATAAGCTCCGTAAGGTTGCTGATTCTCAATATGAGCTTTATATTGCATTCAATCGTTTGGTGAACGAAGTAGAAGGTCGTGGTGATCGGAGTAGCGTATTGCAAAAAGTAATCGGTAACTCCAATGAATAAAACACGAACATCTTCTAGTAATCCTGAACTCAATAAAGGATTACAGCTTTTACAGGAAGCAGAGCAATTATTTAACGACCGTAGAAGATTTCTAGCGGATCGATTAAGAGCTATTGATTATGTATTTGGTGAACAATGGAATGATACCATTACGCTTCCTGACGGTCGAACCATGACCGAAAAGCAATACATTCTCGAAGATGGTAGAATGCCTATTGTCAACAACCTACTCTCAAAAATACTTCGAAACCTAAAAGGACAATTCAGGGTAAATTATCCTGATCCTATTGCATACGCTCGAAATGAGGAAAATTCAGAGCAAGAAGAACGAATGACTTCAGCCGTTCAAGCTTCCCTGGATAAGAATAAAGCCAAAGAATTAGATGCTTCAGAGTTCGAGGAACTCCTAATCAGTGCGGGTTGTGGGTGGAAAACACAGTATCAGCGTTGGGATCGCTACGACCATTCCGATGTGCGGATTGACCAAATCGATCAAACACGATTCTTCTATAATGTGGATGCTAGAGACATTCGAATGTTTGATGTATCTGCCGTTGGAGAACTGAAGGATGTTGATTTAGATGTGGTGCTCAATGCTTTTGCTAAAAATAAGCGAGATGAGAAGCGGATTCGTGAGATGTTTCCATATATCCCCGATGAAACCTACTACGCTCGATATCCGGATTACCTGAAAAAGCATCGTAACTTCTATGTACCTGACAATCAGAACAAGGTGCGCATCATTGAGTTTTGGAAACAAGAGCATGGATGGTTTGATTTCATCCACGATTACTCTGATGGCACACTAAAAAGAGCCAGTTATGAGTTCTTCGAAAAGCTCTTCAAGAAAATGGACTTGCAGATCGAGAACATTAAAGATTATTCCTATGAAGATTTGACTGACTTTGTAAACAGAGTTAGAACCAATCAGGCGAAATCAGTAGGTGTGGATGTTACTCAAAAAGATGCTGTTCCTTTACTAAAGCTGGATAGTGATAGAGAGTCATTTTGGAAGGTGTACTACATTACTCCTTTAGGGCATATTCTTCAGGAGATGGAAACTCCGTATGAGCATCAAGAACATCCATATTCATTCGGTTATCATCCGCTTATTGATGGTAGAACAATGTCACTGGTTACTTCGATTCTTGACCAGCAACGATTTGTGAATCGATTGATTCAGCTCTTTGATAAGTCCATGGTGAAAGGGGCAAAAGATTTATGGGCAATTCCTGATGAGTATGTTCCTGCGGATATGGATCGTCAGACCTTTGCCGATCAATTTGTGGAGTATAACGGAATCATGTATTACACGCATATTCCTAGAATGCCACCACCAACGCCAATCAAGCAAAATTCCATTCAGGTTGGGCAGTTTGAAATGCTCAAAATCATGCAAGATTATTTAGAAGGTATTTCTTCTGTAAATGATGCAATGCAAGGTGAGCGACCAAATTCAGGAGAGCCAGCTTCTTTGTATGCACTTCGGGTTGATAATGCAACCGTTGGAAACAAGGATTTCTTTGAGTTCTTCTATTCAATTATGGAGAATAGAAACTGGAAGGTGCTCAAAACCATCAAGCAGTATTATACTGAGCGTAGATTTATTCGAGTAGCCGGAAACGGAATGAAGAATACGGTGAATGCCGTCTATGATCCAAAGGACATTGAAGGGATTGAATTTGATGTATCTCTAGGTCATACCAATGATACTGCGGTATTCCGTCAAACTTTAGATACTTACTTGATGAATTTCCTTAATAATCAATATATTACTTTCGAAGAGTTCTTGGAAAATACCTCTATGCCATTTGCTGATAAATTGTTACAAACAGTTCGAAGTCGGCAAGAAGAGTTACAAGGCCAAATGTCTTCTCAAGGAATTACCCCTGAAATGCTTCAGGCGATTCAGAGTCA